GGCTCACATCAGGACTACGGTGTAATTGCACAAGAGCTAATCGAAGTAGCACCTGAAGCTGTAACTGAAGGTGAGACTGAAGATGACATGATGTCCGTTGACTTCAGCAAGCTGGTACCAACCTTAATCAGAGAAATACAAACCCTACGTAACCGAGTTGCACAACTAGAGAATCAAGAATGATTTTTACAATATCAACATTAGAAAGCAACACTGAAGGTGGTGTTATTGTTGCCCATTGGCGAGTAAGTAAAGCCTCTGGTAACTTAACAGCCTCAGCTTACGGTACTGTTAGTCTTACTCCAGTCCCTGACTCGCAAAGTTACATTCCTTACTCAGAACTTACTGAGCAGGATGTAGTTGCATGGGTTGAGGCTGAGTTGGACCTAGCAGCTATAGAGGCTGGTCTCGATGCTGATCTAGCAGAACAGGCCAGTCCCTCAATAGCTGTGGGAGTGCCTTGGTAATGATTACAATTGACGATAAAACCTACACAGAAGATGACCTTACTGACCTACAGCTAATGCAAGTAGAGCGTATTAACATACTAAGAGCTGAGTTAACAGACTTAGAAATGCGAGCTCAAGAACTTAGTGTTCTTATAAATGCTTATGGTCAATCACTTCAAGAAGGACTCGTTACAAGCGAAGAGGGCTGAGCCTTTAGCCCTCATAGCTTAACGCTAAATAGCCCCTACTCTGGGGCTTACTATAAGGAACTAATATGTCACAAGTACAACTACAAAGATCGGACGTAGCTCTATACGTTCCAGCCAGTCTGCTTGTTGGTGTGATGTTCTACAACTCAACTGATAACAAGCTCTACATTGGCAACAGCAGTAATTCTCCTGTCCTTATAAGCGACGATCCTGAAGCTATTGTCGCTCAGATCGACGCGGTTGAAGCTACGGTTGAGGCACTAGACGCTCAAGTTGATGCGCTAGAATCTGACTCACGTACCACGACAGTAGGTACAACCGAGCCTTCAAGCCCCGTAGAAGGAGATCTGTGGTACAACATAACTGTTGGTCAGTTGATGATATACACCACAGAATGGGTTAAAGCTAACACGGTTGACACAGCAACAAATGGTTTAGTAGGTGTCTACCCAGTAACCACTGACGAATTCTTTGACCATATCGTATACACGACTAGTGAGCAATCAGAGATTGATCAAGCCACACACATGATTGCCGCCGCAACGCAGTTTGCAGAGCAGTACACAGGTCGTTACTTCGTCGTGAGAACAGCCGAGCAGAGCTTCGATTCATACCCCACTAATTACGGTAAGAAGGTACCGCTAAAGCTTGGTGGAGGACTAGCAACTTCTATCCTTAATATACAGCACTTCGATAGCAGTTTCGCGGTTAGCTATCTAACGTCATCAGATTACAGACAGATTGACCGTAAAGGATTGTCTTATATATACCCAGCTATGGGCAAGCAGTGGCCGACAGACGTGGCAACTGGTGAACCAGATGTGGTAACAGTTACCTATACCGTTGGTCTTGTGCCAGCCGAAGTCCCATCGTCGATTAAGGCAGCTATTTTACTTATGGCCGCCAGCCTTTGGGAGAATAGAGAGAACGAGATAATTGGACAATCACTCACAAGTCTTAAGCCCTCAATGGCCGCTAAGGACCTACTTCACCCATATAAATTGAGGTAACCACTATGCGAGCAGGACGACTAAGACACAAGGCGGACGTCTACGTTCCAGCATCAACGACTAACGAGTTTGGAGAGGTTAATGCCTCCTTCGAGCTAATGGGTACGTATGCATGCGAGTTACGATCACGCGTAATGCGAGAGACTAACGAAGTACGCACCGCCGTTTCAGTAACACAATATGACCTAGTATTCAGATACTACGCACCACTAGCCTCGATAAGCAAGTCGTCATATTTCATAGTAGATGGCGTTAAGCTTCATATTATATCAATGGCTAACGATGGCTTGCGCAATAGACGAATATTAGCAAGATGTGAGGAGCGATCATGATAGATTCAAAACTACGTTCGTTCCTTTTAAGCCAGACCGCTATAAGTACAGTGGCAACTGGTGTCTATCCTGTGCGATTGCCACAAGCTCAGACTGGACCAAGTATCGTTTACCAAGTAGACGGCGGTTCAGGAGACCTTATCGCAGGGGGTGTCGGAGGCGTTGTATCCCACAGCATAACTTTAAACGTGTTTGGGGACAGCTACGCTACCAACCGTCAATTAACACAATCTCTGATAACACTACTACACGGATTTAGCGGAGATATGAATGGCGTACACGTAACTGGTTCACGCCTCGTGGCACATATAAACACATTCGAAGAGGACCAAAACCTCTATCGAGCCATATTAACTTTCGATATTTATACACAATAAGGTAAACATTATGTCTGCAATATCTGCACCTTTTCACGGTCTGTCAACTGAGCTTCATGCAATATCAGCCATTGGCGGCACCATCGACGGAACCACTCTAATCGGCGAAGTAGCTCAAATCGGAACTCTAGAGCTGAGTGCAAACGTCATTGAATACAACTCATACCAAAGCGACTACAAGCGTAAGCTAGTTGGTCAGAAAGACTCTGGAACTCTGAGCCTGACTCTGAACTTCGTTCCCGGAGACACTTCTCACGCGGCTCTTAAACAGGACTACGACAACGGCGCTAAGGGCTCTTTCGCTATCAAATGGATAAGCGGAACAGAGAACGCTACTGCTGAGTTCGACGGATACGTTGCATCTTTCAGCATCGACACTCCTGTTGAAGACGTTGTTACTGTTAACGTTGAGCTAGCCATTGACGGCGGTGTTGTTTACACAGGAACCACCGTTTAATAAAACGAATGTAGGGGCCGAAAGGCCCCAATAATTGGAGAGATTATTATGTTAGACAGAAAAGCAATATTCGCTTCTAATGACCTTGACATCGAGAAAGTAGATGTTCCCGAGTGGGGTGGTCAGGTAGCAGTACGCGGCTTGACAGCTCGTGAGCGAGATATGTTTGAAGCCAGCATCGGTTCATCAGTAAACCTAGACAATCTTCGTGCTCGTTTAGTTGTATTAACTCTATGCGACGAGAATGGTGAGAGATTACTTCAAGATAAAGACGCCACTGCGCTAGGTAAGAAAAACGCGCAGGTTGTTGATCGTCTATTCGAAGTAGCTCGCAAGATGTCAGGTATGACAGATGCCGATGTAAAGGAGCTTGAGGGAAACTAAAAAGAGACCCTGTACGCAGATTCAAATTCCGACTTGCTGGGCACCTCGGTTGCACAGTGCGTGAACTTGAGAATCGTCTATCAAGTCGTGAATTATCTGAGTGGATGGCTTTTTCCACAATTGAGCCTTTTGGCGAGACTCAAGCAGATTACAGAGCAGGTCTCATAGCCTCAGCTACCGCCAACGCATCAGGAAACTACAAGAAGGCTTTAACACCTTCTGACTTTATCTATATCTACAAACAACCAAAACAAATGTCCATGATCGATAGACGCCAAGAACAAGAGCGTCAAATGAGCATGTTCAAATCTCTAGCAGGTGTCAAATGATTACAAAAGTAAAAGTAAGCGGACTACGTGAGCTAGATAGAGCATTGAATCAACTTGATCTAGACATTCGTAAGAAAGCCGCACGTGACGCCGGTAGGGTGGCAATGGAACCTATTAGACAGCGCATGGAAGCGTTCGTTCCAACCGACTCTGGCGGCCTTAAGTCGACTATACGGCTATCGTCAACCAACGCACCCTCACGTTTAAAGAAGGAAAAGAAGGGAGCATTCCTACGAACGTCAGTTCATGTAGGTAATAAAACACGTAACAAGGCAGGACACCAAGCGTTACAAGTGGAGTTTGGTACTTCTAAAACTCCAGCACAGTCGTTTATCCGACGAGCTATACAGGGTAAAGAGAAGGCTGTGTTTATGCGATTCCGTTCAGGGCTGAAGAAGGCTATCGAGACTGGAGTTAAAAAACAAACACGACGCAATTTAAGGAAACGATAATGGCTACATTAGCAAGACTATCAGTCGATCTAGTAGCTAACAGCGCCGGTTTTAGGAAAGACCTAGACAAGGCGAGCAAACGTACAAGTAGATTCTCAAGAAAGGCTCAAGCTGACTTCAAACGCGTAGCTGTAGCGGTTGTGGCGTTGGGTGGTGCAGTAGCGAGTCTCGCAGGACGCGAGGTTGTTCAAGCCGCTGACAGTATGACCAATCTACGTAACCGTATGTTTGCGCTAACTGAATCGACAGAAAAGACCGCGATCGCAATGCGGGATATTAAGAAGATTGCGAGATTAACACGTAGTGACATAAGCTCTACAGGTGATGTTTACACTAAGATGGCGATTGCTACTAAAGATTTAGGTGTAAACCAAGAAGAATTAGCAAAGGCTACCGCCGCCGTGAACAACACGTTCTTATTATCAGGTGCTAGCTCTATGGAAGCCGCTAACTCCGCAAGACAGCTTGCGCAGGGCTTGGCAGCAGGTCGTCTTAATGGTGACGAATTACGCTCTGTTATGGAGAACAACACTGTACTAGCTGGGATGCTTGCTGAAGGTTTTGGCAAGACTCGTGGCGAGTTAAAACAAATGGGCGCTGATGGTTTGCTAACCGCTGATAAGATAATGCCAATACTCATTGAGGCGTTTGATAGCACTTCCAAGTCCGTGTCCACGATGAATATGACTGTTAGTCAGTCTACGACATTACTCAGGAATAGATTCGTAGAATTGGCAGACTCCGCTAATAAGTCGTTCAAGTTTACTGATAAGATCGCCTCAGGCATCCAGTATCTCTCCGAGAACATAGCAAGATTTGGCGTTCAAGTCTTAGGGACTATAGCGATTCCTGCTCTTGGGTTTTTCGCGTTAGCCATTAAGGGTGTGGTCCTAGCGATAAAATCGAATCCGATTGGCGCCTTGATTACTGCCGCCGCATTCGCTATTGGATATGCCGCTAAAGCCATATACGACAACTGGACTCAGGTTCAGAACTTCTTCATTAAGAGCTTTACGGTAACCTTACCCAACGCGACAGACTCATTAGCGATGGGGTTCTATCAATTAGTAGAAGACGTAAAGATTGCGTTTAACGATCTATTAAGCTACCTCAATCCGTCAGTTAATAAGCTGATCGAGATGTACAACGCTATCCCATTCCTAGACGACGCTGAGCCTGTAACACTTCAAATAGATGTTGCCGGTACTGTCGCTAAGATTGACGAACTGAAAGCGGCCATCGAGTCTAGAACAGCTGGCTACAAACCTATTGCAGAGATGTTGTCTATCTCTCCTGTAGCTAACGCTGGTTCTACTGACTTCGGCCAAGAAGGTACAGACTCTAACGAGCTAGCTGTGGATGAGAAGGCACAGACGTTAAAAGATATATGGTCTGACATATACAGCCACGCTCAGATGCAGAACGCCAAAATCGTTCAAGATGAGAAAGGTAAGTGGGGTGGAATATTGGATGCAGCTGCTAAAGGCTCTAAGAAGATGCTTATGCTTAAACGAGCAGTGGCTATCAAAGAAGTAATAATGAGCACTGCAGCGTCTATTGCCGCTTCAGCCACACTAGGCTTCCCTGCAGCTATCCCAGGAATTGCAATGGCCGTCGCGAACGGCGCCCAACAACTACAAGCCGTTAAAGGTCAATTCCACGATGGTATCGATAACGTTCCCGGAACTGGTACCTATTTACTAGAGAAGGGTGAGCGAGTCGTTGACAATAGATTGAATAAGGACCTATCGCAATTCTTAGATACTCAACAAACTAGTAACGTGACCAACAATCCAACTCTTAACTTTAATGTGTCAGGCGGAGATGCCGATAACGTTGAACAGATGTTGATGAATCATCGCGGTCAGTTTGAGTCTCTAATACGAGACATCTATAACGAAAGCGCACAGAACAGTCCGTTCTAGCACGTAACTTCATAACTCGCCCCTTGGGCTAAACAGCCCGAGGAGGCGTAGCTATGTCAAATGTAAAACCAGCTGGTTACGTAGGCACTTCGATAACTGCAAACACAAATCAAACAATAGGAGCATGTGATGCCATCACCATTATTACCAACTACTCCAGCTCCGGCTAGCTATCAGATAAGGTCAAAGACGACTGTACTAAAGTCAGAATCTCTATCTGGCAAGATCACTACACGTAAGGTAGGTGGTCAGCGATTCGAAGCAACTCTAGTTTATCCCCCTATGAATCGTGGGGAATTCAATGCTATCCACGCTTTTCTCACTGAGCAAGCAGGTGGTAGCGGTATATTCTACGTAGAGATTCCAGTATTCGGTACCTCCGCAGGAGGCTACGGCGAGTACATCAACTACTCAAACTCTACAAAGCTTCACATGGTGAAAAGCGATGGAGTTGACGTGTATCCCGACCAGCTAGTATCCGGTGGGACGGTTGAGATGAATAACGTGTATATGCGTTGCTCTCTCAAAAACAATATTCAAGAGATTAAATATTCAGATGACGGAACAGTACGTTTTGAGATAGACGTAGAGGAGCGCTTATAATGCTTAACTTAGATGCGGCCACATTAACGGCTCTGCAGTCTGACAGTTTCGAGTATGCGTATCTGTGTGACCTGCCCGGAGGGTTGTACTACACGAATCGTGGCTATGACGTATCGTATGATTCTAATACGTACGAGTCTACTGGCTTGCTGGTTAAGATGTCTGGTATGTCTCAGACGCAAGAGCTTAACCTAGCAACATACAATCTTCAACTGTCTAACGTAGATAATGCTATAACAAAAGCATATGCGTCTACAAATATGCGTGGACAACCAGCCATTATACGCATCGCTGTGTTCAGTAATGGCGCGATGCAAGGCACTCCCATAATTATCTACAAAGGTACTCTAGATAGTTTCTCTGTTAAAGAGACTACACGTACCTCTGCACTCAATCTCAAGCTAACAAGTCATTGGGCGAGCTACAACCAGAAAGCAGGTCGATACTCGTCAGACGCACTACAAACAGACATACATCCGAATGATCGGATATTCAAATATGCACACGCCGAACAGTCAAACCTAGGCTGGGGCAAGAGATAAGGAGAGACGCCTATGTGGGCAGTAATCACGGCAGTTGTATCTCTAGTCGGTTCTGCTGTAATGCAGAAGAAGATGCAATCAGATATGCAAGATCAACAATCAGGTTTGCTAGTTAGTAAGTCTGGAGGTTCTAACGGTCTTAACATAATCTACGGAAAGCGTCGTGTAGGAACTGACGCTATTTGGAAAGGGATATCTAGACATCACTTATCTGAATCTTCGTCAAATTATGATTCAGCGTATTTGTCACCACAAGAGGGCAATGCGTCTACTCGTGGTGATGAGGACTATTTACATAGATTAGACGCTTGGTGCTTAGGACCAGTCGAGAGTGTAGGCAACTATCTCATAGATGGTGACAGGACTACACACACGCGATTCGCTAACGGTAACAGAGCTTTCGCAAGAGTATTAACAAAGCATGGAGCAGCAAGTCAAACAGCATTCCCAAGTTTAGTTAGTGGTATGTCTGAGGTAACAAGCGATATGGTAGGCAACGATGTTTGCTACTCATGGTCACGATTCCTCTACACGGCAACGGATCCTGAATTCCAAGGTGAACCACAGCTTACTGCTGAGATTCAAGGCATGAGAGTTTGGGACCCACGAGTTAACCCTAACGATTCCAGTATAAAGTCATGGTCTGACAACCCAGCATTATGTCTATTAGATTATCTAACCGCTGACTACGGCAAACAACTCGATCACTCTGATTTAGACATTGAGAGTTTCAAAGACGGCGCTGACGCTTGCGACGTTATTGTCGATCTACCTGCTGAAGATACTACCGCGTCACCAGTGACGTTATATAACCCTCTTACTGGTACGCCCATATCACTATCAACAGGTCAGACCTACCCTTGGAATCGAGACAGCCAAGCTACTGGTACGCGCGCGAGATATACGTGCAATGTTGTTTTACAACCAGAGAACGACGTAATGCCGAACGTGGAAGAGATACTTAAAACCATGAAAGGCTCTTTACCGTTCATTAATGGTAAATATAAGCTCATTGTAGAAAATACCGGTTCGAGTGTTATGTCGTTCGACGACTCAAACATGTTAGGAGAAGTCGAGATCGGATTCTCTAACAGGTCTAAGCGACTGAATAGGGCGACGGTAAAGTTCCCAAACGAGAACTTAGACTACAAGGACGACACTCTCAGCTGGCCCACCATCGATAGCGCGCTCCATAGAGCATACGTTACCGTTGATAACGGCGAGACTCTACACAATGAAGTCGAACTTACAGGCGTAACTGATAAGTATCAAGCACGAGACTTAGCTGAATTCTTAGTTAGAGATTCACGTGTACAGGAATATATAACGTTTAAAACGACACCAAGTGCTCTAGTTTTAGAGCCCTCTGACATTATAAGCGTGTCCACTAGCGCGTTAGATTACAGCAACAAGCTATATAGAGTACGAAGTGTGGCTCTAGATTCGAAGCTTAATGTAACCATTAAAGCGCAGGCTTATGACGCTACCGTGTACCCTTGGACTTTAACAGATGAGGACGCCGAAGCCGCTGCTCTTAATATAGCGCCTAGCGCATTCGATAATCCAAGCGCTGTGACTGGCTTTACTGCTTCTAGTTCTACGGGCAATAATCAAGATGGTACAGCAATATCTAGCGTTACTCTGTCATGGAACGAGATAGAGAGTGGCACAGCTAGTATTGACCGTTTAGAGATTGGTAGCAAGCTATCAAGCGAAGGCGTGTTCAATTACATAGTAGTACCTGTTGAGGACACCAGTTATGTGATCAATGGTCTACTAGATAGCACTACTTACAACTTTGCTATACGTTATAGGAACGTGTTAGGTAGAACGTCACAACTTGCATTAACTAGCTTGACTACTACTACCGCTAACACATCAATAACCGCAGTGGATAGCGTAGCCCGATCTGACGCGAACTCAGCCCAGACTACGGCTGATAGTGCCACCGCCGCGGCTAATAACGCCCAGACTACGGCAGATGGTGCCACGGCGACGGCTAACAGCGCACTAACTATAGCGAACGCGGCGCAGACAGCTCAGGAGGTACAGGACGCTATTGCCAACGATACCACTGTTATTGATGGATCTAGAATCACAACAGGAAGTATAGCGGCAAGCGTCATGAGTGGTACTACTGTATATGCTGACAACTTGATTGGTGACGTGTCAGTGGCTAACTCGTCGCGGAGCACTCTATCGCAGAGCTTTCACGGTCAGTCTTCTGAGCTAACTATCCACGAGTACTCTGTTCCGGCGTCTACGCACGCCAACGGTTACAGTCAGGTATACACAAGTTGCTCTGGCTTCTTCGATTCAACTGCGAACAAGACCTATCTATTCAAGGTCTACTTCCGCGCCACACCCACATCTTCTTACGTTTTAAATGCCACCTCGCAGGTAAAAGCTGGCACTAACGTAGCTACACCCTTCCACATTGCTGGGGCACTTACAACAGCCCAGACAGGTGAAGTTGGGGTTAAGGTTACAGTTAAAAGACACGGAAACAGTGGCATAAACGATAACGACACGAGTACGTCTAGTGATTACATCAGAGAGCGTACTGGATTCATAATGGGAATCAGATAATGTTTATAAGATGGGACCACGATACTGGGGAAGCGATTGGCTTTCCACAGACCGTTAAAACAAGCGGTAACGATTGGTTGCCTTTTGTTGAAGGTCCTGAACTGGTAAACACTGCAACCCAATGGAATGAATATGTATATGTGGCAGAGGGTGACTATGTAACCATCGCGGTGCATGGCGATCCTACTCCACTATACAGCCAAAGACGGCAAGACGAGTACGCGCCACTCGCAGACCAGTTAGATATGTTGTGGCACGATATAAACAACAACTCATTAAACAGTGACGGTAAGTTCTTTAAGCACATTAAGAGCGTAAAGGATAAATACCCTAAGGAGTCATATAATGAGAGAAATAGAGACCGCGGTAGTTCGGATCAAACAAGATGAAGGGTTGCGTCTGCATCCCTACAACTGTACATCTGGTAAAGTAACTATAGGATATGGTCGTAATCTCGATGATGTCGGTATTTCAGAATTTGAAGCCGATATACTGTTGCGCAACGACGTCGAGAGAGCGCATAAGGATGCTATATCTTTCACTGGACCAGATGTCTGGAACGGCCTTTCCCACGCTCGAAGGGCCGTAATAATAAACATGGCTTTTAATCTAGGGCTTACACGTCTTAGAGCATTTAAAAGCTTTCATCATCACTTAGTCATGTCCGCATATGCGGAGGCGGCTTATGAGATGCTAGATTCTCGGTGGGCCAGACAAGTTGGCGACCGAGCGGAGCGCCTCGCGGACACTATGCGGAGTGGCTAGTTAAGGAGTAATTTATGAAGCAAGAAAACAATGCTACTAATATCCAAATACTACTCCAGCAGGCCAAGACAACCGCTATGCTTGAAGACGTTCACGAAGATCTGAAAGAGATCAAACAGCTCAACGGTGTAATTGAGAAAGAACGACTTCAGGCATACAACACCTATTATAACCAGATGGACATACTTAAGCGTCAGCAGAACGAAGCCTTAGAGCTGACTGCTGACTTACGGAAAGCACTCAGCGTTATAAAGAGTCAAGGACGTCGATTAACCGCCGTAGGTGTTGTGTTAATCTTCGGCAGCTGCTCAGTAATCGGCAAAACCGAATTACTTGGGCTACTAAGTAAGATATTTTAAATTAAACCCTCTAATCAGCTCACGGTTAGAGGGTGTTTTTGCAAAGTAGGAATAGACTCAACTATGTTTTGTAGAGTCTCAACAGTATATCCTTTGAAGTATAGCTTCCCACTCATTGTAGAACCTTTACCTGTTTCGTGACCTACTAACCAAGCAACTTGCTGCTCTGGGAATCCCTGTCGACCGGCTAGTGTTACAAAAGTAACACGTAAAGAGTGAAACGAAGTGCGTCTAACATTGCCAACGACCTTACGTTTGGCTCTAGCGAACCGCTTACTATATGCAGAAGGGTTGCTCCAGTTTGGCTTCTGATCACGTATATCATCCAGGAGGAACTTCCGAATAGGGACAATACGTACCCCTGCCTTTGTCTTCGCTTGCACCACGTTAAAACAGGGTATGCCCTCGACGTCTTCAACCGTGCTGTTGAATATCTCCGCAAGCCTCATGCCATGATACCGACCAACTAAGGGTATCAGACGATCACAAGGCTTTAAATGGTCGAGTATGCTAAGTAGTAGATCATCTTCCATAAATGCATAAGATTCGACATCAGGTGCTCTATATGAATGGTTCCTGAATGGGTTAGGTAGAGTATCTAACATATAACCACGAGTCTGGGCGTACTCATATATCATGCCCATAATTCCTATCCAAGTTTTTACAGTATTCACAGATCTTTTATCTACCATAGAGTCTATCCAGAGAGCTACCTGTGGTCGTCGAATAGATTCTAATGGATCATTAACTTTTCCAAACATTTCTATGGCTTTCTCGTAGTTAGCCCACGTCTTGGCTGGGAGAGTGTCTTTCTTAGATTTAGCAAGTATTTTGAGACCGTCTTTGAGACTAAACTTATATTTATCATCTCTTGGTCTGCCTGTTAGCTTCTCTTGAGCCGCGCGCCACGACATTTGTTCTCTAGGACTCAACTTATCGAACACCTTTTGTTGATCATCTTCATCACCAAATGAGAACAAATCCTCTAGATGTTCAGGAAAGTTAAACGTGTCTTGGAGTATTTTGTTATATAGAGCAGATGAATTGTCGGCATTAATAAGAGAATCCCACTCAGCGTTAATATCTTCAGCTCTTTTCATAGCAACGTGTATATCTGATGTTTCTAGCGTTCTCAGGTACGCTTTAACTTTGAATATATGTATGAGTTTTTCAGGCACTCTGCGCTGATAATAGTATACGTTATGTCTCTTTCTGATGTATTTGATGTTCATTGTAGTCACCTTTGTAGTCACGTATTCACTGTTAAGTTATTGTTTTATATAGTAATCAAAGGCTTATGTTTAAATGGTGCCCAGGAGAGGAGTTGATACCTCCCCTAAAACCACTATAAAAAACAAAGACTTAAAAGTTATTAATTATAAAATGTAGTCATACGCGCAGTCATGTTTAATTAAAGTCTGCGTGTACGACGTTATCTATATCTAGGGCTCTGCTTGTTACTCCGTTATGTGCATCTAACCTGAGCTGAGCTAAATCCTCGTCTATACCTAAGATAGCTTGATTCGTATAAGTAACCTTTACTATGGCGCCTATATACGTGCCGCCACTCCATATTAGCTTTACGTCGTTTCGAGTCTGCGTTCTAATCATTATGGAATTCTTATAAACTACTTGCCAATCTCCATGCATCTCTAGGCTATTTATCTGCAAACTATTACCTGGAGTAATCCCCAATAGAGGTGTGTCGAAGTTAATCTCAAACCATTCTTTAAACGCGGAATTTGCTACAACTACTTCACCTGTACTATTTAGTAAGCACCAGAATTCGTCACTATGGTTCCACTCACTTTTCCATTGAGCTTTTAATCTTGTGTCCACGTGCATTGTTACTACCCTCGCATGCCTATTCATTACAGTATAGTATTTCTATCAGTTGATGAATAGAGACACTCGAACAGATTTTGATCTGCAGCGGATAAATATGCCTTTGTGAACTCGTGCAAGTCTAGTTGTAAAGATTCAGCCCATAGTCTGAGGTCTTTCGACGGTATCTTTGTCCCTCCTCGCTCTACATTCGATATAAATGTAAAGTAAGTCTGACCTGTTAATTTAGCCATCTGTAGCTGAGTAAGTTGTAAGTCCTCACGCCTTCTTTTCAAGTTGTGGCCGAATCGCTTCCTGCGATCTACATCTACCTTTTTGAGTTTCTCTTTCACTTTATTGACGGCCTCCATTCTGCCCTTCGTTTTTATATAAGTCATGCTAGTTTCTCCTAATGATAAATATACACAGCGATATTACAACGAACTGTCGTAAACGTTTTCTAACTATAACATAAGGGTGTAGTGCGTGACAGTACTGTTATAAATATAATTAACTATATCGAAACAGTGTATAGTTACACTGAATCGATGTATTATTCAACCATGTTGATAAAACTAGCCCTTAACAAAATGAGGAAAATTAAATGAATAGTGAAATATTACAAGTTGAATACTCTGACGAAGAGCTACTAAAAGAGGCTATGTGGGAGACAGAGATGCTACGTAGAGGTAGAGACTCTTATCTCGCGGCGTTAGAAGATAAGAATCTAGCCGACACAGATATAGGTATTAGCCTATCGATGCAGATGATTCCTGGAGTTGTTCGCGCGATCGAGGAGCTGCAAGAGGAGTACACAGATATATTACTACATGGTAGCAACTCTAGAGCTAAGACAGGTGGTGTGCATCTTATACCTCTATGCGATGCTAATCTCTTAGGAGTAGCTGTAGTTCAACACTATCTTAGAGCAATGATGAGCCACGATGAGGCTGATATAACTGTGAGATCACTACTTGATCGTATGGAAGATGCCTACATCGAAGCGATGGGATTGCAACTATGGGAGCAAGATGAGAAAGAGGAGTACGCTCTATTTTGGAAACGGAATGCAGATAAGCTATCAACAGTCGGCAAGTCCACAAGCTCTAGAAACTTAATAAAGAAGAGGCTTAGAGATCGGATAGTCGCTTACTACTCTGACTTTAAGGATCAACATGACACCACACAGCACATGCAACTCAGCGTCGCTACTGCTCTATTATCTTGTATCGGATTCACTAAGGTTCGTAAGGTATCAGAAGAGAAAGCGATCGACGTTATGCGCACCGAAGGAGAGGATAGAGTGCGAGTTATAGATGGTGACTTCTGCTTAGTGGAATCGGAGGTTGGAGCTTTCGCTGATATGTTCGCGCTG